GTTCTGGGTAATACTCCTTCCCGTCGTCGTGTAGACGAAGAGGTTGAGAATGAGGATGATGATCGTGGTTCTTACACCCCTGACTTCGGTTCCCGTTCTAATCCTGTTCCTCAGGATCTCAAGGACGAACTGAGTGCTCTGAGTTCCTCTTCTAGCAGTGATGAAGAAGATGATACTCTGAGTTACTTCCAGAAGTTGGCAGAGTTCTGATCACCAGTCCCCCTGAGAAATCAGGGGGATTTTTTATTGATATTATCAGTTTTTTTCAAGAAAGCATTAATGTATTGAGAGGAATCTGGTTTGTACTTGAACAACTCAGCAAGTTCACTTACAACTTGTAATCTATATGATGGTTTAATCAGATTGATTTCTCTCTTAGCAGCATTCAATTCGTATTCATATTCGTAGTTGGTAAGACCTTCTACTGGATTTAGAGTTGATGCTGGATTTGCAGGATTGGGGATCGTGAAGTTTTGATCAACGACTTTACCAGCAGGTAAGATTAAACGACCATCAGAATCTTTTACTTCAGTTGTTCTGTAGTGTTTTATTGCTGTCAATTCATCACCATATTTCTTGAGACAAAATTCATATAGATCTTGACTAGAAAGTGGCCATTCGTGTCTCTGGTTTACAATCCCAGCACTGAAAATAACCAACCAATCATAGTTAGAGTTTCCATAATATTTTGTCGCAACAGTGTCTGGTCTTTCACCTTCTTCAATCACATACTTGTTGAAAAGGTAAGCACTAGATAGCAAACCAGCACTATCAGATAACTTTACTCTACGAAATAAGTTCTTCGCAATGACTGTAGCATTTACACTAGTTCTATCACTAAATGGTGATGCGTATTCAATATTTGGAATAAACTGAAAGTAAGCCATTAGAATCCAACTCCTCCCCCTGCGTAATCGGAATCATAATCTTCAGCATAAATTGGTGTTAATTCAGTGAAGTCCATGGATAAACCAACAGCAACTGGTGCTCCATCATCATAGGACATATAGGTCATACCCTCAGCAAAATTAACACTGATGCCTGTCATGGCACAATATTTAAAAGTATTCAGATATGGGTGTCCAGATGCTCCTTTCATGTAAGAAAGTTTAAAAACATCTGGTGTCTGTAGAAAAGCACCGAACAATTGATTGTCACCAAAGGTATCAATTGTTTTCTTGGGTGACATGTGTTTCTTAAGTGAACGAACCATGTCTCTGATGTGATCAGATTCTTTTTTGTTTCTTGCGATTAGAAGAAAAGTAAATATGAACTGTCTCAGATTCGGACCCTTAAACAGGAATTCCATGTTAGGGTTGATAACAATCCCTTTATTTCTAGCAAAAATATCACTTGGTGATACTTGGTTGCCAGGAATAAGATTGATCATCAGACTGGTAAGATAGTCTCCCACAAGACCACCACCAGCACCTGCTTGACCAGCAAGAGCAGAACCAAAGTTTCGAACTTTGTTAAAAGCTTGACCAAGACCTTCTAGTGTTGGAACTGGAGATCCACTACTATTTTTCATCAATTCTTGACCAAGTGCCGCAATAGCAGACCCAGCAGCATTGATCTCTCCCTTATCCCAACCAACTTGGTTGTTGGTGCCAATCTGAGGTGGCATTGGTAAGATATAATATGCTAGTGTATTTTCTTTTTCGTTCTTTCTTAACTGACCATCTGAAGTTGGTGGTCTTAGATTATTTCCAGCCTCTGATAATTGTGGTTGGTTAGTACCAGGAGAGGCACCAATAATTTCACTAAGTGCTTGTGATTGACCTGCTAAACCAACACCAGGTGCTGTATACTTTACAGCCTGCAGCATGAAGTAGTCACTGCTGCTGTTTAAAACATCTAGAGGATATCTATATCTCTCTACCTTTGATTTGGCACCACCACCTGCTCCAGGAGCTGCTGCCGAAGCGGATTGCGATGATTGCTGAACTGGTTTTGCTGGTGGTCTACCTCTTGCCGCAGCTGCTGCTCTAGGATCTACTACTTCGGATGCTGCCATAACCTTTTTTACCTATTTATTCTGAATTTGCCATAACCAAGAGCACGAGCACTATCTAGTTCTTCAGCATAGATCTCGTATAGTTGACCTTGTACTTCTTCGAAGGTATAATTTCTCATCATTCCCCAGTGGAAGTTTAGACCTTTCCATCCCCATTGTGTAACTTCCATACAGGCAATCAAAGGAAATTCATCATATTCAATGTTTGGAGTTTTAGGTGCGTAGATATAAGTATAAAACTTACCGACTTCAGGAACCCAAGACTTTTTATCTAAGATTTCCATGAGAGCAAGCATGATATCATCACTGTCTTCAAGACCGATGAAGTTATCTTGATAATTTTGAATTCTGTTCATACTTTCAGATCATCTTCGGTTAGAACTTTGAATTCATAACGACGATCTTCACAGAACTCCTTTGCTGCTTCCCACTTTGCCTGGTTCTTGGCATACTCGGTTACTTCATAGAGATACTTTTTGGTTCTTCTTGATTGAACCTTTGGTGCCTCACAGAACCGTTTAGGTTTGATTTCAATAATGGATCTCCTGATGTTTCCCTTGCTATCACGATACTTGATGAAGAAGTCTGGGAAATATCTATGCCATTTATTATCGAGGGGTGATTTATAGGGAATTACTAGTTCTTCACTTCCCCACTCTAAAATGTTCTCATTAGTATCACAGTAAACCATGAACTTACGTTCCCATAAACTGCGATAAATAATGTTACTATGGTCTCCTTTATATTTTTTGATATTGGTAGGTTTATATCTGCCACTGTACGACATAATATGATAGCAATTCCCAGAGGTATTTATTGTGGCATTTAACAGAGAGAGTTTAAAACCAAAATCCACCACAGATTTTGTCTCTAATTTCAGTAGAGTAGCTCAAACCTCTCACTATAAAGTTGAGTTCAGAGGAATTAGCAGACTCACCAGTCTGAGTTCATATTTGATTAGAAGAGGAGTTGACTCTAACTTTATCAACAGAGAACTTGGTGAATACTGCCGTCGTGCTGCTGTACCTGGCACACAAATAAACACCACAGAGGCAACAAGTACATATCCTGGTGTCACACAAAAATTTGCCTATAGAAGGCAATTTAGTGAAATGGATCTAACGTTCTATGTTGACTATGAATATAAGGTTCAAAAGTTCTTTGAACTGTGGCAAGAATTTATTCTGAGTGGTTCTAATGAAACTGACGGTCTGACATTTGATCAGGACAATTATTACTACAGAGCAAGATATCCAGATACTTATAAGTGTGAGAGAATAAGACTGCTAAAATTTGATAAAGATTATGATAACAGGATTGAATACAACTTCATGAATGCCTTCCCAACAAACATTAACACTAGTCAAATCTCTTACGATGCTTCTAGAGTATTAGAAGTTACGGTAAGATTTGCTTACGATAGATACATCTTCGGTGCTATTGATAGTTACTCTAAAGCACTTAAGGAAGCATTTAATGAAGCAAAAAATGAGGCTGGTGGTGATTGGATTAGATTCCAAAAACCAAGTGGTCCATCAACTCTTGGTGGTGAGACTGGAAAACCAGCAGAAACTGCAAAACCAGAACCAACACTACTTCAAATAAGGAATAACACTGCTCCAAGATAATCGCACTAAATAAAAACACGACTTTGAGTACATTATGTCTTTACCAAAAATCGACGCACCTACCTACGAACTGATTCTTCCATCTTCCGACAGAAAAGTTAAGTATAGACCATTCCTGGTGAAAGAAGAAAAACTTCTCATCATTGCCATGGAAAGTGAAGACATGAATCAAATTCAGACAGCAGTGAAGCAGGTGCTGTCTAACTGCATTCTAACCAGAGGAATTAAGGTAGAAAAACTCTCTACATTTGATATTGAATATCTGTTCCTTAATATCCGTGGTAAGTCTGTTGGTGAAACAGTAGACGTTATTCTTACCTGTCCTGATGACGGTGAGACTAGAGTTGATGTCACTATTCCATTAAGTGATATTCAAGTTCAGAAAGATCCAAAGCACACAAACATCATTCAGTTGGATGAACAGTTCTCTATGAAGATGAGATACCCATCTCTATCTGAATTTATTCAGGAGAATTTCGTTGATAGTGGTGCTGAACAAATTGATCAATCTTTCAAGATGGTCGCAAAGTGTGTAGAACAAGTGTTCACCGAGGAAGAATCTTGGGCAGCATCAGATCACACTGAAGAAGAAATGGTCGAGTTTATTGAGGGATTGGGAACTGCTCAGTTTAAACAACTGGAAGAGTTCTTCACAACAATGCCTAAACTGAGTCATACTGTTCAAGTCACTAATCCTAAAACTGGTGTGAAGTCTGACGTTGTAATTGAGGGTCTGGCAAGTTTTTTCAGTTAGGTATGGCTCATGAAAATCTTGAGTCATACTATAAGGTAAACTTTGCCTTGGTACAGCATCATAAATATAGCTTGACGGAGATTGAAAATATGCTTCCTTGGGAGAGGGAGATTTACTTGACACTTCTTCAGCAACACCTAGAGGATGAAAAGTTGAAGCAGCAACAAGCTAACGGCATATCTTAATGGCAATAACCTCATCTAGT